TACTAAACCATGATTCAAATGTTAGGAGCTGTAGCACCTCTCGCAAAGATTCTTTTTTCAACTATTGAAAAATCAGTTCCTGATAAAGATCTTCAAGAAAAATTAAAATCACAATTACAAACACAATTACTACAATCTAATACACAAGAATTACAAGCTGCAGCAAAAATTATTGAGGCAGAGGCCAAAGCGGGTTGGTTCGCATCGAGCTGGAGGCCACTGTTAATGTATGTATTAATATTTATTTTGGTCTGGAATTATATTCTAGGACCAGTTGTAAAAATATTCACAGGAGCTGTTATCTCCTTTGAATTGCCTGGCGATGTTTGGGGTCTTCTCCAGATAGGTTTGGGCGGTTACGTCGTGGGACGCAGTGCGGAATCAGTTGCTAGAACAATAGCCAACAAACCAGCTGCGAATAAACAACAAGAAAACGGATAGGACATAAAATGAGAAACGATTACAAAATAAGACCAAGACCAGGATTTAAAATGGGTGGTAAAGCTAAAAAAGGATTTCCTGATTTAAATAAAGATGGAAAAACAACTTACGCTGATATCATTACTGCTAGAATGTCTAAAAGCAAAAAAGGCAAAATGATGAAGGGTAAAAAATAATGGCTGGACTAGGTTGTCAAAAAAGAGGAGTTCGAATTGCTAGAGTAATGAAAGCTGAAGGAGGTGAGGCTGCGGAAGATATGTCAGCTATCCATGAAGCAATGGAACCAGAAATGGAAGAAGCAAGAGAAACTAAACTTGAAAAAGAGGGATATAAAGAAACCAAAGCTGGTAAAATGATTAAATCAGCTAAAAGAGGAGTAGAAAAAGTTTCTAAAAAAATGCAAGATCATTATAAAGAAAATGTAAAATTTGTTACACCTTCACCTAAATTAGGTGAAGTTAAAGATTTAGTTGAGGGTCTTAAAGCAGGAACAAAAAAACTTGCTACAGCTCCTTTTGATGCTGCAGAAAAAATTGTAAAAAGATTAGGTAAAGCTAAAGGTGGAATGGTTAAAAAAGGTAAAAAATAATGGCTGGATTTGGAATTCAAAAAAGAGGAACTTCTAAAATTCTTGTAAAAAGAAAAGGATTTTCAGAAGGTAGCTATCCATTAGTGGATGAAGTTCCTGAACCTAAGATGGAAAGAATGCCTTCTAATGAGGATAAAGATTATACTCCTAAAAAAGAAAGAATGCCTTCTAATGATAATAAAGATTACACTCCTAAAAAAGCAAAAATATCTTCAGATGATAATGAATATTTTACTAAAGAAACTAGAGTTGGAAAAAATCAATTTAAAGTTGAAAGAGTAAAAAAATCAGATGATGAAATTGGTTATTTAAGAGAATTAGAAAAGAAAAAATTTGATCGCAGATTAAAAAAAGCTAAAGGTGGTCAAGCTAAAGTTGGTAAAGTTATGAGAGAGTTTGGAAAAGGAAAATTACATTCTGGTAAAAAAGGTCCAGTTGTAAAATCTAGAAAACAAGCAATAGCAATAGCTCTTTCAGAAGCTGGAATGTCGAAGAAAAAATAATGGCTAAACTTTGCCCAAGAGGAAAAGCAGCAGCAAAAGCAAAATTTGACGTGTACCCGAGCGCGTACGCGAACATGTACGCGAGTGCTGTTTGTTCTGGTAAAGTAGTTCCAGGTGGACGTAAAAAGAAGATGGGTGGAGGAAGCGTTTCACAACAAAGAAAAATGGTATCTAATTATAAACAAGGTGGCGTTGCAAAAGGTTGTGGAGCAGTAATGGAAAAAAGAAGAAAAGTTACAAAAAAATATTAAAATGGCAAATGGACTTCGAAAATGGGTTCAAGAAAAATGGGTTGATATTGGATCGAAAAGAAAAGATGGTTCATATGCTCCTTGCGGAAGATCTAAAGGAGAGAAAAGAAAAGGTTATCCAAAATGTGTACCGCTTGCTAAAGCTAGATCAATGTCAGAAGGTCAAAGACGTTCAGCGGTTGCAAGAAAAAGAGCCGCAGGAAATACGGGACCTAAACCAACTAATGTTGCAACATTTGCAAAAAGAAAAAAAGCTGCTAACGGTGGCATTATAAACATGACAACTATGAGATACATATAATGGGCGATATTTCATTAAGAGGACAAGGTAGAGCAATGTTAGCATCAGGTGGAACACCTGCATGGCAACGTAAAGAAGGTAAATCTGAATCCGGTGGATTAAATAAAAAAGGTATTGCATCTTATAGAGCTGCAAATCCAGGATCAAAATTATCAATGGCAGTAACAACTAAACCCAGTAAGTTGAAAAAGGGTTCAAAATCTGCTAATAGAAGAAAGTCTTTTTGTGCTAGAATGTCTGGCATGAAGAAAAGATTGACCTCTGCTAAAACTGCACGAGATCCAAACTCAAGAATTAATAAATCACTTAGAAAGTGGAATTGTTAATATAACTAACAAAGGAGAAAGACTATGGACGCAGTAACATTCATCACTAAACTACAAAAATTCATCAAAGATTCTTACCAAAATATTGGTGATTCTATGATATCTGGAGCAGTTGACAGTATGGAGAAATACAAGTATATGCAAGGACAGGCTAATGCCTACCAAACAATAATTCAGGAAATCTCTAACCTGCTAAACGAAGGAGCTAAAAAAGATGATAAAGGAAACGTTATCGACCTCGGAAAAGGAAGTCCCAAAGATAAATCTAGGTCTTGAAGAAAAATATAAAGAAGAAAATAAAAAAGTTGAAGATAAAACAATCAGAGCAGAAAATGTTACTGAATCTTTAGTTGATAGTTTACCAACACCAAGTGGTTGGAGATTATTAGTATTACCATTTACACCAAAAGATAAAACTGCAGGTGGATTAATCATATCACAGGAATCTTTAGATAAAGCACGAATCGCAACAAACTGCGGTTATGTTTTAAAGATTGGACCATTAGCTTATTTGGATAAAGAAAAATATCCAACAGGCCCTTGGTGCAAAGAAAAAGATTGGGTGATCTTCGCGCGCTACGCGGGATCACGTTTACCAATCGAAGGCGGTGAAGTTCGTATATTAAACGACGATGAAGTCTTAGGGACAATTAAAAATCCTGAAGATGTACTTCACTATATTTAACCATAGGAGAAAACTATGCCAGAAGATAAAAATGCAAAGACAGTTGACATAGATACTTCAGGACCAGAGATGGATGTAGAAATAAAAGATGATTCTACGCCAGAACCTGAGTTTGAAGTAAAAGAAGAAACTGTAAAAGAAGTAAAAGAAGAAGCCAAGTCCCCAGACGCCAGCGACACGAAGCTGGAGACGGGAGACAAGAAGCAAGAAGTTAAGAAAGACGAATTAGAAGATTACAGCGAAAGTGTGCAAAGAAGAATTGCAAAACTAACTAAAAAAATGAGAGAAGCAGAGCGTCAAAGAGAAGAAGCTCTAACTTATGCTCAATCTGTTAAAGCAGAAAAAGAAGCTTTAACTAAAAAGTTTAGCACTTTAGAAACTGTATCAATTAAAGATAGAGAAGCTAAAATTGCATCAGCATTAGAAGCAGCAAAAAGCAGACTAGCAGTTGCTAGAGAAGCTAATGATTATAGTGCTGAAGTTGAAGTCTCTAAAGATATAGCAAGATTAGGTTATGAGGAAGCTAGATTACAAGAAGTTAAATCTAATTCAGAAAATCTTGCAAAAGAACAACCAGTGAAAAACATAGCAGATGTTAGAGTACCAGACAGACAATCTACAGCTGATCCTAGAGCAGAATCTTGGGCAGGTAGAAATAAATGGTTTGGCTCTGATAAAGCTATGACTTACACAGCTTTCGACATTCATAAAAGTCTTATAGATGAAGAAGGTTATGATGCACAAAGCGACGAATATTATGCGGAAATTGATAAAAGAATAAGACTTGAGTTTCCCCATAAATTTGATAAGAATGCAACAACGGAATCGACCAAACCGGTACAAGTAGTAGCTTCAGCGAAGCGAAGTACTAAACCTGGTCGCAAAACTGTGAGACTCACACCTTCTCAAGTTGCTATCGCTAAAAAATTAGGAGTGCCATTAGAAGAATATGCGAAACAATTAAATATCACGAAGGAGGTATAGGCATATGGAAAACGATAAAATGAAGACCCCACGTGCGAGCCAAACTAGGGCTACTGAAAAGAGACCTACAACTTGGACTCCACCATCATCTTTGGATGCACCGCCCGCGCCAGCAGGCTTTAGACATAGATGGATACGAACTGAAGTTTTAGGGTTTGACGACACTAAAAACATGTCAGGAAAATTGAGATCAGGATGGGAGTTGGTAAGATCTGACGAATATCCGGATTCAGAATATCCAGTTGTTAAAGACGGCAAATACGCAGGAGTGATCGGAGTTGGTGGCCTTGTGTTGGCAAGGATACCGGAAGAAATCGCAAAATCTCGCGAAGCTTACTTTAGAAAACAAATAGAAGCACGCGAAGAGGCAATTGAAAACGATTTGTATAAGGATCAACACAAAAGTATGCCGATCAATAGTGATAGGCAGACTCGTGTAACTTTTGGTGGTACAAACAAAAAATAATTTTTTTGTAATATCAACAAAGTAAATAAAAACTTAAACAAGGAAAAAACTATGGCTAATAGAAGCTCAGTAGGCTTTGGTCTACGACCGATTGGTAAAGTTGGTCAAAATAGAGATGCTCAAGGTTTAAGTGAATATAATGTGGCAGCAAGCCCAACGATTATATATTTCAATGATGCTGTAAAAGCATTAGATACTGGAACTATAGGCGTTGCAGCAGCAGGCAATACATTATTAGGTTCACTTAACGGTGCATTCTATACTGATCCAACGACTCAAAAACCAACATGGAGGAATTATGTACCTAACGTTGCAGCAAGTGATATTGTTGCATTCGTAAGTGATGATCCTTATGAAAGATTTGAGATCAGATCTAATAATACAGGCGCTTCGGCTCAAACAGATGTATTCAATAATGCGAATATAACTTATTTGGCTGGAGATTCAGCAAACTTCGTATCTAGAACTAGATTGAATGACTCGACGTTAACTACGTCTTCAGAACAATTACAGATACTTGGTGCAACAAAAGATACTGGTGACAATTTAATTACTCAATCACACGTTGTTTGGGTTGTTAGAATAAACGAACACCAGTTCGAAACAACTACAGGAGTATAAGAATATGGCTATATCAAGAGGACAGCTAGTTAAAGAACTAGAACCAGGATTGAATGCACTATTCGGCCTGGAGTACAAACGTTATGAAAATCAGCATCTTGAAATATTTGATGTAGAAACTTCTGACAGAGCTTTTGAAGAAGAAGTTATGTTATCAGGTTTCGCAAATGCTCAAGTTAAGCCAGAAGGTTCTGGAGTGACTTTTGACAATGCTCAAGAAACTTTCACAGCTAGATACACACATAACACCGTAGCACTTGCTTTCTCAATCACTGAAGAAGCGATTGAAGATAACTTGTACGACAGCTTGTCTGCTCGCTACACCAAGGGTCTGGCTCGTGCTATGGCTTACACCAAGCAGGTTAAAGCTGCATCCGTCTTAAACAACGGCTTCACAGGTGGTGTTTATGCTGGTGGTGATGGTGTTGCTCTGTTCTCTACAGCGCACCCATTAGTCTCTGGTGGTACCAACAGTAACCGTCCTTCAACCAACTCTGACTTGAATGAAACATCGTTGGAAAACGCTGTGATTCAGATCGCTGCTTGGACTGATGAGCGTGGTCTGTTGATCGCTGCTAAACCTAGAAAACTCGTTGTGCCTCCAGCACTTCAGTTCGTTGCTACTCGTTTGCTCGAAACCAACCTCCGTGTTGGCACTGCCGACAACGACATCAACGCGTTGAAGAACAACGGTTCAATCCCTGAAGGTTACACAATTAACCACTACCTGACAGACACCAATGCTTGGT